TTATAAGAGTATGCAATGTAAAAAGAGGCTCTGGCAAGAAGATGAGTCAGTCAGAAATAATGCGACAGTATAAATCTATAAATGAAGCAAACCGAGCAAAATTCCGCTCGAAGGGGTAATTACATGTTAAAAGGAATTGACGTATCAGCATATAACGGAACTATCGACTGGGGGACGGTAGCGGCATATGGTATGGATTTTGCAATCTTACGTATTACTGAAAAAGGTAATGCAGCAGATAGTTCCTTTGAACGAAACTACAAGGGATGCATTGACAATCATATACCGGTTGGTGTTTATAAATACAGCTATGCTCTTAATGTGTCTGAAATCCAGGAAGAAGCTCGAAAAGTTCTTTCTACGTTGAACGGCAGGAAGTTAAATCTCCCTGTATGGTTGGATCTCGAATGGGATAAACAGAAAGAACTTGGAACTAAGAAGATTTCAATGCTTGCTGAGGCTTTTATCAAAGTGATAACTGATGCCGGATATAAAGCTGGAATTTACTGCAATGCTAAACAGTGGTATGAGTCTGTTATTGGAAATGATCTTAAACAGAAATATGACTTTTGGATTGCAAGTTATCCGACACATGACGATGGAACACTTCAGGAAAGATTGAGACCGAGCTATGGTGTTGGATGGCAATACAGTTCCAATGCCAAAATACCGGGAGTTCTGACAGTTGTTGACAGAAGTGTGTTTTATAAAGACTACACTAAAGAAGAGTCTAAGCCAGTCAAAATGGAGGAAATCAAAGTGAGCAAATTACAGGAGTTTATAAACCTTGGTCATTACTATGCTAATAATGGCGGAGATAAACCTTATCTTGAGAAACGTACAGCGGAATATCTCGACGATTTCCAGAAAAACGCTGGCTATAACAATTATACCAAGTTTGCCAGAGACGTAAATCGTCTTGGCCAGCCCGGATGTCAGGGACAACCATGGTGTGCTGAGTATAAATTCTGGGAGCTTGTTCAGGTGTTAGGAATCACAAAGGCTCTTAAAATTATGGGCGGCGGATTCTACAACTGTACATCAGTAATGAATCATGCAAAGGAAAATGGAACATGGCATACAAAACCGAAGAAAGGCGCTCTTGTTATATTTAGACGTGGAGCACATATTGGTTCTGTTAATAGCTACGATGAAAATTACGTATACACCAACGAAGGAAATACATCCTCCGTTCCAGGAGTAGTTGCTAATGGAGGAGCTGTCCGAAACAAGAGATATCCAATTAACGATTCTTCTATCACTGGTTATGTATGGATCAACTGGGGTGAAGAAACTTCTGCTGAGAAATGGGTTGCTACTGGAACCAGAATTTCAACAGTTGACGATCTCTACATTCGAGAAAGTCCTAATGGATATGTATTAGGGCAAATCAACGCTGGTGATAGAGTTGAAATCGATGGAACTGTATCTGGTAAATGGACGAAAGTGAAAGTGACAAATATCGGTATCGGTTGGGCTTGGACAGCTTATCTTCAGGAATCTGAACCAGTGAAACCACAGACCATCGCAAGTAAGCAGAATAAGAAAAAGAGATTATTCGTTGGTGAAGTTAAAGTTAAAGAGACCGACGTACGAACATGGGCCGGAGACGAGTATCCGACAATCAAGAAGTATCCATATCTTGCAAAAACCAATTTGGTTGATGTCATGGATTACACACAGAAAGATACATCCGGAAGCAAATGGTATTATGTCAGAATTGCAGGCAAATACTTTGGTTTTGTTGAAGCAAGTGATATTAAGAAACGATGAGGTGTTGATATGATAACTTTCAGACAAAAGGGCGATTTCTCTAATCTGTCAGGATTCCTTGAGAGAGCTAAAGAAACGGTTAATCTTGGAATTTTAAACAAGTACGGTCGTGCTGGAGTTGCTGCTCTTTCGTCTGCAACCCCGGTTGATACCGGTAAAACAGCAGCATCGTGGACATACGAGATTGTCCGTCAAAATGGGGGCGTATCTATAGAATTTCACAATACAAATGTTCAGAGAGGTATACCGATTGCAATAATCTTACAGACAGGTCATGCAACTGGTACTGGAGGCTGGGTAGAAGGAAGAGATTATATCAATCCTGCTATTCAGCCTATTTTTGACAAAATAGCAAAAGAGGCTTGGGAGGAGGTTGTTAAGAAATGAGTAAAGTAGTTGATAGCAGAGTCGTTGAAATGCGGTTCGATAATGCGCAGTTTGAGCGTAATGTTAAAACTACCATGTCGACTCTTGATAAACTCAAAGAGAAGCTGAAATTCTCCGGAGCTTCAAAAGGTCTTGATGATATCGAGAAATCTGCAAAACAGGTTGATATGTCTGGATTAGGCAGAGGTGTCGATACTATCAAAATGAAATTCTCCGCCATGGAAGTTATAGCCATGACTGCATTGTCTAACATCACTACGACAGCCATGCAGGTTGGAAAAAGTATTGCTGATGCGTTAACCATCGATCCGATTAAAGATGGTTTTACAGAGTATGAGACTCAGATGAATGCGGTTCAGACTATCTTAGCAAACACCCAGAAAGAGGGTACCACAGTCAAAGATGTCAATAAAGCACTTGATGAGCTTAATACATATGCTGATAAAACCATTTATAACTTCACAGAGATGACTCGTAACATCGGTACTTTTACGGCTGCTGGTGTCAAGCTGGATGCGTCAGTATCAGCAATTAAAGGTATTGCGAACTTGGCTGCAGTATCAGGTTCAACATCTCAGCAGGCATCCACAGCGATGTATCAGTTATCACAGGCTCTGGCCGCAGGTAAAGTTCAGCTTATGGACTGGAACTCAGTCGTTAATGCTGGTATGGGTGGACAGGTATTTCAGGATGCTTTAATCAGAACATCGGAACATCTTGGTACCGGAGCAAAAGAATATATCGAAGCAACTGGTTCATTCCGAAATTCCCTTGAAAAAGGCTGGCTTACAACAGACGTCTTAACTCAGACACTTGATCAGTTTGCAACGGCTGCTGATACTCAGGAAGAATATAATGCAGCTGTCAAAAAGTTTGTAGATCAGGGATATACCCAGGAGCAGGCAAAAGAGATGGCGGATATGGCAAAAACAGCAGGAAATGCCGCCACTAAGGTTAAAACTTTCACTCAGCTTATCGATACTTTAAAGGAAGCGCTTGGCTCAGGATGGACTAAAACATGGCAGCTTATAATCGGTGATTTCGAGGATGCTAAGGAAATATGGACCAAAGTAAGTGACGTTTTAAGCAATCTTATCAATAAATCATCGGATGCTCGTAACAAACTTGTGAAGAAAGTTATGGATAATCCATATTCCGGTTTGCTCAAATCCATTAATGAAGTTACTGACAAGGCTTCCGGACTTCAGGAAATAGTCAACAATGTTATTCGTGGTGATTATGGGAATGGACAGCCACGATTCGATAAACTGGCTGAGCAAGGGTATAACTGGGCTCGTGTTCAGAATATGGTTAATGAGCAGCTCGGTTGTTCTTTCAGATATAACGAAGAGCTTGGTGGATCACAGGAAGATCTGCAGAAAACTCAGGCTGAAACTATTGCTCAGTTGGTTCAAATGTCTGACGCACAGTTAAAAGAAGCTGGATTCACAAAAGGACAGATTAACGCATTACGAGGATTACAGGAACAATCTGAGAAAACCGGCGTTCCGATACAGGATCTCATAAATACCATGAGTCAGATGAGTGGTCGTGATTTATTATTTGGCTCGTTCGAGAATATTGGAAAAAGCATTTTTAATCTTTTTTCTGAGCTGAAGAAAGGATGGAATGATGTATTTAATCCTCCATCAGCTTATACTCTCTATAATATCCTTTATGCGATTTATAACAAAACTGCTCAATTAGCGGTGTTTACTGAAGATCATGGCGAGGAGCTTCGTCGTACAATGGCTGGCTTGGCCGCAGTCCTTGATATAATCAAAATGACTGTCGGTGGGGCATTGAAATTCGGTCTCAAAGCACTTAATGCGATACTCAGTGCGTTCGGAATGGACACGCTTGATCTCACCGCCAACCTTGGGGATTTATTGGTTCAGTTTGACAAATGGCTTAAAGTTGTCGATCCGTTTGAGGCAGTTGCTGAGAAAGCTGGAGAAGGAATCAAGTTCCTGATCGATAAAATCAAAGAGCTGTACGAATATCTTAATAAGATACCTCAGTTTAACAAATTCTTTAACAGTTTTAAGAATATTGATATTACAAAATTTGTAACCGATATATTTAACGACATAGAGAATTTTGATTTCGATAAAGCGTGGGATGACCTTGCCAAAAAAGTAAATGGAAATAAAATAGGTAAAACCATTATCGATGGTCTTAAAAAGGGACTCGACGAAGGTATTACGGCAGTTCCTGATATTTTAATTTCTATTGGAAAGGCAATCCTCGATTCTATCAAGGAAGTTCTTGATATCAATTCACCATCCAAAGAGACTTTCAAAATTGGTGAGTGGACCATAGAAGGTTTACTTAACGGTCTCAAGAATAAGGCTTCAGATGTTATAGACTATCTGAAAGGTCTTGGTGGAAATATGCTCGATGCCCTTAGCAATGTTGACGTAGATTGGGGTAGTGTTATAGCAGTTAGTTCTATCGGAGGACTTGTTTACGGTGTAAATAAATTAATGGATGCTGCATCTAAGTTTGCATCACCGCTTGAAGCCATCACCTCTGTGATAGACGGACTTGCCGATGTCGAAGCGAGTGTTTCTAAGAACATTAAAGCCAATGCTTTTAAAACAAAGATGGATGGTATAAAGCAGT